CTGCACCTTTTATAACTTGATATTTATTGAAAGCCATGTTGTATAAAATTAAAACTTACTGATATTCTTATATCATTTGATTGATTAGGTTCAACACTATGCCAAAGATAAAAAGGAAACATTATAATTCTACCCTCAACAGGCTCTAAATGAACTTCTCTCCACAAATGTTTTGGTGGTTGACCTTTTTTTCTTGTAGGCATATTTAATTGTACTCCTGGTCTGGGGTCATTGCAAACTAACTTACCAGATTCTTTTGGAGCTTTTATATAATAAACACCACTAAATAAACTATTAGGATGTATGTGTGGAGCATTAGATCCACCTGGCGGGTTTATGTTAGCCCACATATTACCTAACATGGGTTCTCTATCTAGCCATTCTTCTTTCCATATATCATTCATCATTACAAACAATTCATTTACTAAAGGTTTGTATACAGGTATCTTATGCATTCCTGTTGTAGAGTGCCAACCATTACGATTTGTTTTTTTAACACCAGGATCTTGTTTAGACCATTTAACTATTTCATTGGCAAATAATTGATTGTCTAATTTTACATCTTTACCATATATCGTTGTTGGAAAAAATTGTTCTTTAATCATCTAAATGGTTTACCTCCAAACCAAACAACTAAAGATTGTCTAAGACCACGTTTAACTGGTTGCACTCTATGATTTATAAAAGATGCAAAAGCTATTGCATGACCCTGTTTAAGTTCTGCATACTTTCCTGGTGCACCTATCTCTAAATGCCCACCTTCAAACTCTGAAGGATCATTTAATAATAGTGTCATAGATATTTTTCTAACAGGTGGTTCATGAGCCATGTTTGTATCACAATCCATGTGCCAATCATAAAACCCTCCTTCTGGATACTCTGTAAATTGTGCGTTTTCTGTAATCCTAATATCATCAAAACCAAAATGATTTTCATTTGTTTTTTGTATAAATTTATAAAGGTCTTCATACATATGACTCATTTCTTTAAATGGAATCCAAGATATAGTTGTAACTCTTTTACTTGTATCTGTTCCACCACCAGGTTTACCCATACCAACTTGTGCTTTTTGCGGTGGTTGACGTCTACCACATTCTATAATTTGTCTACATTGATCTGGAGTAAATAAAGGTGTTGTTGTTTGTATTATCCAACTTTTCCATTTTGGTTCTGTTATAATTTTATTTTCGTACATTAACTTACTCCTCTATTTTTAATTGGGTCATACTGCACATCCATATTTGCTGCAAGAGTTCTTCTCCACCCAGGTCCATTAAATGGATAAACACAATGTCTCATGTCATACGGAAAAATATAAAAATCTCTTTCTTTAATTATTGGTTGATAATCTACATTCGCAAATTGGCCAGAAGCTGAACCTAACATTTGTAGTCTACCGTTTTGTGGTACATCTGATGCAGAATACTCTACACCAAAACTTTTTGGTAGCTTTAAAATCATAACACTAGATAGACCTGTTGTCAGTGTTCCTTGATGCACGTGCACTGGATTGTATTCGTTTTCAAACATTTGATTAATCCACACGGAATTAAAATGCATATTATAACCTTTTACTTTATTCCATTCTAAATAATGTTTAAATTTTTCAAAAAACCACACTAATATATTTTTAGGTAAATAATTATGTCTAGTCATTTTTTCTGTATTTTCACCATCATAAAATAAACTATGTTCTTTTTCTATTTTACCAACCAATTGTTTATTAGCAGGTTTAAGTTGTGTGTATTTATTTTCATATGTTGAATTAATTATATGAAATATTTCTAAAGGCACTTGGTACCTTAAAACAGATTGACCTAAAAAAACAAAATTAAAATCTGATGTGTCCATATTTTTGTTTAATCCTTTCTGGTATTTTATTTATATAGGGATTATATTTTTTTTTTATTTCTGTCCTAATAGTGTGCATATTCTTTCCAACTACTGTATCATCATAACCAATACCATTTATATTTATTTGTTTCAAGTCTTTGAATGTATGATTAAAATAAGGCATATTTATAAATTCGTATACTCTACGTATTTCTTTTTCTGGTTGTGTAACTAAGTCATCGTATTTTATATAAAGACACATCCCAGGATAATTATAAGAATTTTTTATAGCTTCTAACTCTTTAGCAACAGCGCCATTTTTATTCATAATCCTGCCTAATTTTTCCTCATCATTTTTTAGATTATATCTATTAGGAAAAGCATCAGGATTTTCTGTATACCATTTCATATAACTAGCTAATACATCCATTAAATCTCTAAGTAATACAATACACTTAAAGGGTCTTTTAAAATGTTTTTGTATTAACTCTAAATTATTAATAGTCATAACAGGGCCTCTGTCTATAATTATTCTTTGTGGCCAATCCTTATAATAGGTATCATATACGATATCTAATACGTTATCCAAAGATCTGTGATCTGGGTAGTTTTTAAACACGTCATTTGTTTTTAACAAAAGTAAATCTTTCATTATTTCTAATGTAAGAGAGTTAGGTGTTGTAGCTATATCAGGATTCTGATTCATAATAGATGCGAACAGGGTATTTCCTGATCTTGGCATTGCTATTAAAAAAAATAATTTTTTATTTTTCTTTTGCTCCGAGGTCACTAGTTAATTGCTCTTTCTTGTTGTAAATCATTTCTCCTGATTTTTTAACTCTTTCTATACTTTTTAATTGACCTAAAACATTAAACACTTCAGGTTGACTAGAACCTGATGTCAATGTCTCTGCTTTATTTTTCATTATTAAATGATAAGAATCTAATTGGTGTCTATTAACATCTTTTGTATCAAACGACCCATCATCAAATTCTTTTTTTAATGTAGACCAAAGTTTAATTTCTCTCATTCTATCTTTAGCAATAAGTTGCATATTAGCTAAACCATATCGCTCTTCATCTAAATCTATTTGATACTTTGTTAATTTATAATCGTCTTGTTCTGTCTCAATCTTTTTTTCTAACCATTTAATTTTTGCTTCTTTACGTCTACAATCAAATGATAAACTCATTAAATTTTCTAAAAATACATTTTGTTCTCTAACACACTGCCAATACTTTGCAGCTTTTGTTGGATACTTCATGTCTTGTAAAACAGACATTCTCATTTCTGTTTCTGTTCTAAATACTTGTTTCTTAGTCCATGTGTCTCGAAGCTCGG